TCGGTTTTGACCTTTATAAAAAAGAGAGAGTTAGAGTTGCTGGCGTGGACACGCCAGAAAAACGCACCCGAGACAAGGAAGAAAAGGAGCTCGGATTAGATGCGACGGCTTGGCTCAAAGAGAAGTTGGATGGTGCCCTTCGTGGGGACGATGAGCTTATTATTCGCACTGAGCTTGTTGGTGGTGTCGGCAAGTATGGTCGTCTTCTCGGGTGGTTGTATGTAGGAGATGATGATCTCTCCTTAAATGAATTGATGATTACCGAAGGATATGCATGGGCATATGATGGTGGCACCAAGAAAAAAGATTTTGAAGAGTTGCGTGAGATTCGCAGACAGCATGGGACATTAGTATGAGTACTACTGACGTATATCTTGGTAATCCTAATCTAAAGAAAGCAAACGTTGCTACTGAGTTTTCTCCTGAAGAAGTTGAAGAGTATATCAAATGTTCGGAAGATCCAACATATTTTATTTTAAATTACATCAAAATTGTATCTCTTGATGAGGGTGTCATTCCTTTCAAGATGTATGATTTTCAGGTTGACATGGTTAAAAGTTTCCATGACAACAGATTTAATATTGCCAAGTTACCTCGTCAGTCTGGTAAATCAACCATCGTTACAGCATACCTTTTATGGTATGTTCTTTTTAATGCAAATGTCAACGTAGCAATCCTAGCAAACAAAGCAGCGACTGCTCGTGAAATGTTAGGTCGTCTACAACTGTCTTATGAAAATCTCCCCAAATGGCTCCAGCAAGGAATCCTCCAATGGAATAGAGGATCACTGGAATTGGAGAATGGAAGTAAAATCTTGGCTGCATCTACTTCTGCTAGTGCCGTCAGGGGTATGTCTTTTAACGTCATTTTTCTGGACGAATTCGCTTTCGTTCCGAATCATATCGCTGACCAGTTCTTTAGCTCTGTTTATCCTACTGTATCTTCTGGTAAATCAACCAAAGTAATTATCATCTCAACGCCACACGGGATGAATATGTTTTATAAACTATGGCATGATGCGGAGCGTGGGGCAAATGAATATATACCAACAGAAGTCCATTGGTCTCAAGTCCCAGGAAGGGATGCTAAATGGAGAGAGCAAACAATCAAAAACACTTCGGAGCAACAATTCCGAGTTGAGTTTGAATGCGAATTCTTAGGATCTGTCGATACTCTTATTAGTCCCAGTAAGTTGAGGACTATGGCATATGGAGATCCGATTACGGAAAAAAATGGACTTGCATTATATAAAAGGTGTGAGGAGGGTCATCAATATGTCATCACGGCAGATGTTGCCAGAGGAGTATCAGGAGATTATTCTGCTTTCTTGGTGGTTGATACAACTACAATTCCATATCAAGTAGTTGCCAGATATAGGAATAATGATGTTAAACCAATCTTATTTCCAAATATAATTGTTGATGTCGCTAGAAATTATAATCATGCATTTGTATTAGTTGAGGTAAATGATGTTGGTGGACAAGTTGCTGACATTATTCAATATGATCTTGAGTATGATAATCTTTTAATGGTTGCGATGCGCGGACGTGCAGGACAACAACTGGGTCAGGGATTCTCTGGTAAGAAAACTCAGATGGGTATTAAAATGTCCACTGCTGTTAAACAAGTGGGTTGCTCTAATTTAAAGGTATTGATTGAAGATGATAAATTGGAGATTCCCGATTACGATTGCATTGCCGAGTTGACAACCTTCATACAGAAAGGAGTATCATTCCAAGCAGAAGAAGGATGTAATGATGACCTTGCTATGTGTATGGTTATTTTTGCATGGATGGCAATGCAACCATATTTCAAGGAATTGAATGATAATGATGTGCGAGCAAGAATCTACGCGGACCAAAGAGAAGCGATTGAGCAAGATATGGCACCATTTGGATTCATGGATGATGGATTGGAATCAGAATATTATAAGGATGCCCAAGGTGATGTTTGGCAGACCGCAGAATACGGAGATAAATCCTATATGTGGGAGTATAGATAAGTTTTCAAAAATATAAATAATCCTAGACAATTGCTGAACAGTTTCTAGGAGTTATTAAACATGAGTGCATCCAATCAGCTATCGCCAGGGGTAGTTATTCAGGAGAGAGACCTATCAACGGTAACTACACCATCGGCTTTTAATGTGGGAGTTATTGCCGCTCCTTTTAACAGAGGTCCCGTAGAGGAAATTGTTGATATCTCCAGCGAGAGACAACTCGTAAATATTTTTGGTGAGCCCGACGAATCAAACTTTGAGTTTTGGTATACCGCTTCTCAGTTTCTTGCATATGGTGGTCTTCTAAAGACTATCAGAGTTGCAGGTTCCCTTCTTAAGAACTCGGTAAGTGGTGGTCAGACTTCTGAATTAATCAAAAATCTCCAAGACTACGAAACTGTTTATGAAGGTAGAGGAAGCACTACCTGGAATTGGGCAGCACGTACTCCTGGTTTACTTGGTGATTCGATTGGCATTTTCGTAACTGATGCTGGTGCTGATCAAATTGCAGCAATCCCCGCACCTTCCTCTGGTAACGAGCACGAGTTTGTTGCCGATGAAGCACTAACCACAACAACTGGCGCAGCAGGTAGAGTCTATAAGTATTCTCTTAAGTTAACTCTTTCTAACGTTGTTGGCAGTTTCACCGCTGGCACTACTGCGGATCTTACTGTTGGTGGATCTGCACAAGATGTAGATGTCCTTGCATGGGACGCAGCAAACAAAATTCTCGAAATTGGTTTGCAGGCTGGTGGCGTTACTGGTATTATTGCTGATGGTAGTGATACCATTGCACAAACAGGTGGTGTTTCTGCAACAGTAACGACAACCAAGAGAGAACTTCTAATTGGTTTGAATAAGGACAGCATTAAGTTTGCTGCTACCAATGCAATTGCTGATACCAATTCAACTTCTGTAGCAATCACTTCCGTCCGTGAAGAGTATGCTGAGCGTGAGTATCTTCCTGGTGTAAAGTGGATTAATGTTGCCCCACGTCCTGGCACATCTCTGTTTGTTGATGCAGTTGGTGGTCATAATGATGAGGTTCACATCCTCATCCTCGACATCGACGGTAAAATTACAGGCACTCCTGGTGCAGTATTAGAAAGATATATCGGTCTTTCCAAGGCATCTGATGCTAAGACTTCTGTTGGTGAAGTTAATTACTACAAAGAAATCCTCAAGCAAAAGTCCAACTACATTTATTGGGGTAAGCATGAAACTGGTGGATTTGTAGGCACTGCAGGAAACGCTGCTGCTGGTAACTGGGGTGGTACATCTGCTAACAGAAACTTCAACCTGCTTCGTAGCGCGACTGGCACACAAAACTATCCTCTTGGTGCTACAACCGTTGGTAGTAGAAATAATGCAACTTTCTACTATCGTCTTACAAATGGTGCTGATTATGTTGCTCCTGGTGGCACACTTTCTCTAAGCACTAGTGACATTGCATCTGCATATGATCTCGTTGCAGACCCCGAGTCTCAAACAATTGACTTCATTCTTTCTGGTCCTGCTGGTGCAACAAATGAGGAAGCACTTGCAAAGGCAACCACTTTAATGAATCTCATTGCTGAGCGTCGTGATTGCATGGCATTCTTCTCTCCCAAGAGAGGTGATGTTATCGGTATCAGCAATACCACAACAATCACCAACAATATTGTAGATTACTTTGATCTACTTCCCTCTTCCAGCTACGCGGTATTTGATTCTGGATACAAGTATATCTACGATAAGTATAATGATGTTTATCGTTATGTCCCCTGTAACGGTGACATTGCTGGTCTTTGCGTCCAGACTACTGAGGTTGCAGAACCCTGGTATTCTCCCGCAGGTTTCGCTCGCGGTGTCTTGAGAAATGCAATCAAACTTGCATATACTCCCAATAAGACTCAGCGTGACGCACTTTATGCAAATAGAGTTAACCCTGTTGTTGCATTCCCTGGTCAAGGCATCGTCCTCTTTGGTGATAAGACTGGTCAAAGTTTTGCTTCTGCATTCGACCGCATCAACGTCCGTCGCCTATTCCTTGTAATCGAGAGAGTTATCGGCACTGCTGCTAAGACTCAACTCTTCGAGCAAAACGATGAAGCACAGAGAAACCTCTTCCTCAACATCGTTGAGCCTTATCTCCGTGATGTCCAAGGTCGTCGTGGTTGCACTGACTTCCTTGTCAAGTGTGATGCTGAAAACAATCCTCCCGAGTCTGTAGATCGTGGCGAATTCTACGCTGAGATCTATGTCAAACCCACGCGCACGATTAACTACATTACTCTAACCTTCATCGCAACCAGAACTGGTGTTGCATTTGAAGAAGTCGCTTCCTGATTACATTTACATAACACAAGAGACCCTACGGGGTCTCTTTTTTTGTCTGAAATTTTTTGATTTCATAAATATTAACGACGGAATACTTAAAAACCATGGCACTTAGAGGAACTATTGATGACTTTAAGGCTAGCGTAGTTAACGACTTTGCTAGACCTAATCTATTTCAGGTAGATTTAAACTTCCCTGCAACTCTTGGGATCTCTTCTGATCTCTCCACCTTCGGTAACTTCACTGTTAGAGCAGCAAATTTACCCGCATCTCAGATCGGTGTTGTTGAAGTGCCTTTCCGAGGTAGAGTCCTCAAGATTGCTGGCGACCGCACATTCGAGCCTTGGACAATCACTGTCATGAATGACAGCAAATTCTCCATGCGTAATGCATTCGAGCTCTGGGCAAACAGCATTCAAGCAGCAAACGAAAACTTTACTGCTGCTGGCACCTTGGGTGATGCAACCGATTCTACTGGTTACTTCGCTGATATGCTTGTCCATCAATTGTCTAGAGACATTAAGTCGGATTCTGAGAATCCCAAAATCCTCAAGTCATATAAATTCTACAACGTATTCCCTAGTAACGTATCTGCTATCGATCTTGACTTCGGTAACAACGATGCTATTGAAGAGTTTACAGTTGAGCTACAAGTCCAGTATTGGGCTCCTGTTGGATCCACTGGCGGAGAGTGATTTTTATCCCTGATAAATAGATCAGGGACTAAGATTTAAAATATAATGTCATCTCAACTCTTTGGTTTTTCACTAGAGCGTGCAAAGAAGGTCCCCAAGGGGCCTTCTTTCGTGCAAAAAGATAACCTAGACGGATCACAACCCGTATCGGGTGGTGGTTACTATGGTTATACAGTGGATTTTGATGGCACTGTTCGTAATGAGTATCAATTAATCTCTCGTTATAGAGAGATGGTATTGCAACCAGAGTGCGATAGTGCAGTTGACGATATCGTCAATGAGACAATTTGTGGTAATTTTGATGATGTGCCTGTTGAATTAGAACTTTCTAATCTAAAGGCATCGGATAAAATTAAGAAACTAATGCGTGAAGAGTTTCACGAAATTTTGAGACTCTTAGATTTTGAAAATAGATCTTATGAAATTTTCCGCCGTTGGTATGTAGACGGTAGATTATTTTATCATAAGGTAATTAATCCAGAGAATCCTCGCGAAGGTTTGATCGAATTGAGATATATCGATCCCCGCAAGATTCGTAAAATTTCAGAGACTGAGCAGAAGAGACCTGAGCAATTAAGAAGTCTTCCACTCAATCAACAATTATCTCCTAAGACAGCTGAGTATTTCTTATATGATCCAAAGGGTCTAAAGAACTCCACAACTCAAGGTCTTAAGATCGCACCCGATTCTATTTGTTATGTCCATAGTGGCATTCAAGATTTAAATAAAAACATGACTCTTAGTCACCTGCATAAGGCGATTAAGGCAGTCAACCAACTAAGAATGATTGAAGACTCTCTGGTTATCTACCGTTTGAGTAGAGCACCTGAGCGTAGAATCTTCTACATCGATGTTGGTAATCTTCCCAAGAATAAAGCGGAGCAATATCTCCGTGAAGTTATGGGTCGCTATCGTAACAAACTTGTATATGATGCTAACACGGGTGAGATCAAGGATGACAAGAAGTTTATGTCCATGCTGGAAGACTTCTGGCTCCCTCGCCGTGAAGGTGGTCGTGGCACCGAGATTACAACTCTTCCTGGAGGGCAGAATCTAGGTGAGTTGGAAGACGTTAAGTATTTCCAGAAGAAACTCTATAAAGCACTAAACGTTCCTAGTTCGCGTTTAGAAACAGAAACGACTTTCAATATCGGTCGTGCTGCTGAGATCACTCGTGACGAAGTTAAATTCCAAAAGTTTGTTGCACGTCTCCGTAAGCGTTTTTCGGAATTGTTTACTGATCTCCTGAAAACTCAACTAGTGCTCAAAGGTGTTATCACACTGGAAGAGTGGGAAGAAATGAAGGAGCATGTGCAGTTTGATTATATTGCAGATAATTATTTCTCCGAGATGAAGGAGATTGAAATTCGCAATGAGCGTATGAATCAAGTTGCTGCTATGGATCCTTTCGTCGGTAAGTATTTCTCAGTAGAATATATGCGCCGTCAGGTCCTTAAGCAAACTGACCAGGAGATCAAAGAAATTGACGAACAAATCGAATCTGAAATGGAAGCAGGTATTATTGCTGATCCTATGGCAGAAATGGATCCCGCTATGGCTGCTGGCGATCCCGCAGCAGGAGCACCAGGGCAAGTAGCACCACCTGCTGAAGCAGAAGGTCCTGATAGTAGTGACCTAAAGCGTGCCGAATTCTAAATAATAAATAACTATATTATTATATAAATATCATGCCTTCTGACATTGCAAAACAAATTGTTGATCGTATTTTTGGTGACGAGAAATCTAAAGCAGTCGATTTGACTAATGATGCTTTAGCTTCTGCAACCTATGATGCTATTCAAGCACGCAAACTCGAATATGCAAAAACCATGGGTTTCGATTTAGATGATACCGCTCAAGATTCTGCGGATCAAGTTGCAGATCAACTTCCTGATGGCACTGAAGAACCAGAGACTGTAGAAGTTGATGGTAGAGCACCTGAAGATCCACCAGAAAGTGAGAGTGAAGTAGAAACAACCGACACACCAGAAGAGGAAACAACAGATGAAACTGATCAGTGAAGAAATTCTTAACGTAGATTTTCTTACCGAAGAAAACGAAGGTAAGAAACGCCATTTTATTGAAGGAGTATTTCTTCAAGCGGAGGTCAAAAACCGCAATGGCAGAATGTATCCTGTAAAAACATTAGCACGAGAAGTTGCTAAATATGATGAGAGTTACATTCAGAAAGGTCGTGCTCTTGGTGAGTTGGGTCATCCCGATGGTCCTTCAATTAACCTAGATCGTGTTTCCCACAGAATTGTTTCTCTTAATCAAGAAGGCAATAACTTTATTGGTAAGGCACAGATCCTTGATACTCCAATGGGTAACATTGCAAAATCTCTTCTTGATGAGGGTGTAAAACTCGGCGTTTCATCTCGCGGAATGGGTTCTCTCGTCAAAAAAGAAGGTTGCAATGTAGTTGCTGATGATTTCATGCTCGCTACTGCTGCTGATATTGTAGCAGATCCTTCTGCTCCTGACGCTTTTGTTGATGGAATTATGGAAGGTAAAGAGTGGGTATGGGAAAATGGCATCTTAAAAGAATCTGCAGTTGCAGAAATCAAAGATGAAATTGATCAAGCAACTCTTATCAATCTGCAAGAGCGTAAAATCTCCGCGTTTGCAGCATTTTTAAAGAGTTTGTAATTTATAAATAAACATAGACAAACACAAATGCTAAACGGAGTAGATCAAATGTCTGAATCCCTCGATAAAGAGTTAGATAACATGGAGCAAGTGACCGAAGGTTCTGATCCCGTCACCAAGAATGCTAAGCCTGGCGAAAAAATTGATACATCTAAAGGTGGTGCAAAGAAGGTGATCACGGTAACCTCTGATTCCGAAGAAGGTGCTAAGGGCACCAAAAACGCTGGCGCTTCTGCTGCAGGTGCAGTGAAGCATGAAGGTCATAAGTCGCTCTCGACTAAGCCTAGTGACGCATCCGCTAAAATGGAGGACGTAGAGGAAGATGGCGAAGAAACAATCGCTGAAACCAAATACGACTTTACTGAGGATGTTGACGCTCTTGTCGCTGGTGAAGAACTCTCAGAAGAATTCAGACAGCGTGCAGCAACAATCTTTGAAGCAGCAGTAAGTGCTCGCGTCAACGATGAAGTTAAAGCTGTAACCGAAGCATTTGAAGCTACTCTTACCGAAGAGGTAGAGAGCGTCAAAACAGAATTGGCCGAGAAGGTCGATGACTACCTATCTTATGCTGCTCAAAAGTGGATGGAGGATAATGCCCTCGCTATTGAGCACGGTATCAAAAATGAGATTTCGGAGTCATTCTTCTCTGGCCTAAAGACTCTCTTCATCGAGCACAACATGAGTGTGCCCGAAGAGAAATTCAACCTGCTTGATGGCATGGTTGGAGAGCTTGATGAGATGGAAGCTAAACTCAACGAGCAAATCGACGCCAACGTCCAACTGAATAAGCAGTTGGGAGATTATATCAAAATGGAAATTGTGAATGAGTGTGCTGCAGGTCTTGCAGAGACTCAGAAGGAGAAGCTTGCTTCTCTGGCAGAGGGTGTTGAGTTTGAAACTGAAGCAGACTTTAGAAATAAGGTCGAAACTATCAAGGAATCATACTTTACTCGCAAGGTAGTTGCCGAGGCAACAGAGCCTACCGAAGATAAAGGCGAGACCCTTGTAGAAGACACTACATCTGGCACCATGTCGAAGTACGTGGATGCGCTCAAGATGTGGTCTAAATGATTAATTGTTAAACACTACTTTTTAAAAGGAAATTTCAAATGGCATTTGCAAACCTCCAAGAAAAGTGGGCACCCGTTCTAGAGCACGATTCTCTCCCCGAGATCAAAGACTCCTACAAGAAAGGCGTTGTCGCACAACTTCTTGAAAACCAAGAAAAAGCAATCGCAGAAGAAGGTAAGATCCTTACCGAGACCCTGCAAACCACAGGTTACACTGGTGGCGATACAGCAACTGGTCCCGTAGCAGGTTTCGACCCTGTGCTGATCAGCCTGAT